AAAAAGAATTAGTAATAACCTTAGTAACAACCAATGTTATAAGATTTATTGATGGTAAAGATGTTATGAGTATTTATAATAAAATTAATCATGAATAAAGTTTTTAAGAGAAATCAGATAATAAAAGGGAGATTTAGTTATGAAAAATCCTTTAATACATGGCTTTGTAAGTTTTGCTAGCGGATTAGCGATACTTCGATCAGATAATTGGTTAATAGAATCTTTAGCGTTACTTACAATAGGTGTAAATATAATAATGATTAAAGAATAAAACAATAATTTGGTATCGACCGAGTTCGATTAATGGTCGCTCTCGGTCGATATATTGATAATGATAACTGAATGATAATAGGATAATGAGTATGAAAAGAAGTGAAGCTAGTGAGCAAATAACATTAATACAATGGTGCGATATAAATAGATGTAAGTATCCAGAACTAGGTTTGATATTCCATATCCCAAACGGTGGGAAACGAAATAAACTAGAAGCTATTAAATTAAAAAAAGAAGGGGTTAAAGCAGGTGTTCCAGACCTATTTTTACCTGTAGCTAGGCGTGGATACAATGGTTTATTTATAGAATTAAAATATGGAAGCAATAAAGCGACTCCTAAGCAGAAAGAATGGATTAATAACCTTAATGCTCAAGGATATAAAGCTGTAGTATGTAATGGATTTGATGAAGCTAGATTAACAATAGAAGAATATATAAGATAGGTGGAGATTTTTATGAGTAATGAAGAAATAAAACAATTAGCCAAAGAAGTAGCTAGAGAGGCTTTAAGAGAGCTTATGTTTGAAGGTAAAGATAAAAGATTTCATAACACAAGATTATTAATGAGAAATTATAATACTTTAAAAGAACATTTAAATAATAGCGATAGTGTTGAGATAAAGTTTAATTTTGTAGATGAATGTGAAGTTAAAGTAGACTATATGTGGTTAGAAAGTATAGCGAGAAGTAAAACTAGAACGGCTAAGATGATAGAGTATATAGATGCAGCGTTGATTAATTTAAAAACAAAATTTATAGAAAAAGGTGAGTTTGAGAAATATAGATCATTTGAAATGTTCTTTATAGAAGGCAAGACAAGTGAAGATATACAAGAGGAATTTAATTGTGGTAAAAATACTCCAAAGAGATGGAATGATATAGTAACAAGAGAATTATCTGTATTGCTTTGGGGGATTGATGCTTTAGGGATTTGATAGGGAAAACGTGGGGTTTAAATAGGGATTTGCAAATGTTAATATGTTAATATAGCAAATAAAGTGCTATAAAATTATGCAATGTCTATTTCTTATTCCCAACAAATTTAAAGACATTATAGGTAGGTATCCCTAACCTACCTAACATGCAATGAAAGGATTACTCAGGTTCGATTCCTGGGCATTGCTACAATGATAACTTAACGTAAAAGAGAACAGTCTATTGGGTAAAGTAGACTGAAAAAACAAAATAAAAATAATTAAAGTTTATCTATGTTTTTTCTAATTCAAAGATGTATTTTTAAAAGGACTTGAAATTTAATTTTCAGGTCCTTTTTAATGGAAGGTTTAATTATGGGTTTAAAAAAATTATGTAGCAAATGTAATAAAGTAATTGAATATGGAACGACTAGATGTAATGAATGTGAAGCTAAGCATAATGAACAAAAGAAATCTGATTATAAATATTATGACCTTAATATAAGGGGAAAGGATACTCATGACTTTTATAATAGTCCGGCTTGGAAGAAAGTAAAGAAAGCTATACGGGTTAGAGATAACGGAGGAATGTGTGTTATGTGCATGAAGGAGAATAGGAGAAAGTTTGCAGATTTAGTTCACCACATTGATCCGATTAAAGATAACTATGATAAAAGGTTAAGTTATAGCAATCTTATATGCTTATGTAATAAACATCATAAGCAAGTACATGCAGTATATGATACGAATGAAGCAAATAAAAGCATTATGCAGAAGAAACTTGTAAATATGATAAAAACATCAAAAGAAGAATTTTAAAAGGGGCAGGGGGTATTTAAAAAGTTTTTAGCTTAATAAAAATACCATTGCCCCAGTTTTCATTACAAAAAATTCCCCACGGAGATTTTTCTATAAATAATATTTAGAAATGGAGGTGATAGTATGGCAGGGCAAAGACAACCTATAGAATTGGTAATTGCAAAAGGGAGGAAACACCTTACAAAATCAGAGATTGAGCAACGTAAATCTACAGAAGTTAAAGCCCCAGCAGATAATATAAAACCCCCATCTAATCTAAATAAAGAGCAAAAAAAAGAGTTCAAAAAGATATCAAAACAGTTAATAGAATTAGAAATAATGTCTAATCTAGATTGCGATTCTTTAGGTTTTTATCTTATAGCTAAAGGCAGATTTGATAAAGTTAAAGAAGAATTAGACAAATTAGATCCTTTAATAAATAGCGATGAATACGATAAACTTTCACGTTTTGAAGAAAGGCATAGGAAGCAATGTAGAGAACATGCTATAGACTTAGGTTTAACTATATCTAGTAGATGCAAATTAGTTATACCATCTAGAAAAGAAGAAAATAAAGAAGAAACTCTAGAAGATAAATTATTTGGAGGCTTATAGTTATGAATGAAGTTCAAAAACTAGCATTAGAATTATTTTCTAGAGTTAATAATTATGCGAAAAATATAGTAAATGGGAAGATAATAGCATGTAAAAAGCATATTTGGGCAGCTAAGAGATATCTAAAAGACTTTGAAAATGAAAACTATGTTTTTGATAAAAAAGAGTTAGTTAGGTTTTATGTTTGGTCAAGACAATTTAGGCATAGAGCTGGAGTATTAAAAAATAAAATAATAGAATTAACTGATTTTCAGTTATTTATAATAGCAAATTTATTCTGCTGGAAAAGAAAAGATAATGGATACAGAAGATTTAGAAAAGCTTATATTCAACTAGCAAGAAAGAATGCAAAATCACAGTTACTTTCTTTAATAGCAAGTTACGAATGTTTTCTATCAGATGAACAAGCAGAAGTGTATCTAGCTGGATGGGATAAAGAACAATCTAGTATAGTTTATAGAGAAATAACAACTCAGCTACAGGGATGCGATAGGTTAAAAGGTAAATACAAAGATTCATACGGTAAAGTTACATCAATTAAAGATGGATCTTTTATAAAACCACTATCAAGAGAAGCTAGAAATACAGGAGATGGTACGAATCCTAGTGTTGGTATAGTTGATGAATACCACGCACATAAAACAAGTGAAATTTACGATGTCATATTATCTGGTATGGTTGCAAGACCTCAACCTTTAATGACTATCATAACTACTGCAGGATTTGATTTAAGTAGACCTTGTTTTAAAGAATATGAATATGTGACTAAGATACTTGATCCTAATATAAATATTGATAATGAGGAATATTTTGCTATAGTGTGTGAACTTGATAAAGAAGATAGCATACAAGATGAAACAGTTTGGATTAAAGCAAATCCTATAGTAGCTACATATGAAGAAGGAATTAATTATTTAAGAGGAGAGCTTAAGGCAGCACTTGATGCACCTGAAAAATTAAGGAATTTCTTAACGAAGAATATGAATAAATGGGTTGATATGAGAGACGGTGGATATATGAATATGACTAAATGGAAAGAAGCTGGAGAAGAATTCAACTTTGAAGATTTTAGAAATATGGAATGTATAGCTGGCTTAGACTTATCTGCGAAATTAGACTTAACAAGTATAGGATTTGAATTCATAAAAGATGGCAAATATTATGTTTTTAGTCATTCATTTATGCCTGAATTTACATACAAACAAAGATTAAATGAAGGAAGATTACCTTTTGATTTATGGAAAAAACAAGGGCATATTACTGTAACAGAAGGGATGGTAGTAGATTATAACTACATAAAATCATATATAAAAGAAGTGGAAAAAGAATATGGAATAATTATAACTGATATATGTTATGACCCTTGGAATGCTACTCAATTTGCTAATGATATGGATAATGAAGGGTACAATATGGTTGAGGTAAGACAAGGTATACGAAGCTTAGGAGAACCTAGCAAAGATTTTCGGGAAGAAGCCTATCAAGGAAATTTAAAACACAATAATAACCCAGTTTTGGACTGGGCTTGTTCGAACGCAATTATAAAGCAAGATGCTAATGCTAACTTTATGATTGATAAGAGCCAAAGTGGGGATAAGATAGACCCTTTAGCGGCATTAATAAATGCTCATGTTATAGCTATACAACAGAATAGAATTGATATAACTAAAATAACATCAGATTACTTAGATATGATGGGTTGGTAGAAAGGAGGCGAGATAATTGAAATTTATAGACAGGATAAAGAATCTTATGAGTCCAAAAATTTCAATTGCTTTAGATGATCCAAATATATTATCTTGGTTAGGTATAAGCGAGGATACTCCTAAAAACGTACTTTCAGAAGTAACATATTTTACATGTTTAAAAATATTAAGTGAGACACTAGGTAAATTATCAATAAAAATGTATCAAAATACAGAAAAAGGCAGAATAAAGGTTAAGACCAACAATATACAAAACATATTGAAATTAAGGCCCAACCCATATATGACAAGTAGTGTATTCTGGAATACTGTTGAACAAAATAGAAATCATTTTGGAAATGCATATGTATTATGTAGATGGATGGGTAATAATTTGCAAGACTTATGGATTATGCAAAGTGATTGCGTTGAAGTATATATAGACAATGAAGGCTATTTGGGCAAAAAGAATAAAATATGGTATGTATATAATGACCCAGATACAGGGAAACAACATGTTTTTAAGTGTGATGATGTTATGCATTTTAAAACATCTAGTACATTCGATGGGATAATAGGCAAACCTGTAAGATATATATTGAAAGATAGTATATCAGGTGGATTAAATTCTCAAAAGTTTATGAATAAGCTATATAAAGAAGGGTTAACTGCCAGGGCGGTACTTCAATATACTGGAGATTTAGATAAAGATGCAAAACGAAGATTAATTAAAGGTCTTGAAGAGTTTTCAAGCGGAGAATCAAATGCAGGTAAAATTATACCTATTCCATTAGGAATGCAACTTCAACCTTTGGATCTTAAGCTTACTGATGCTCAATTCTTTGATTTAAAGAAATATAATGCGCTTCAAATAGCTGGAGCATTTGGTCTTAAGCCGAATCATTTAAATAACTATGAAAAAAGTAGTTATAGCAATAGTGAAGCTCAACAACTTTCTTTTTATGTAGATACACTTCAATATATATTAAAACAGTATGAAGAAGAAATAACATATAAATTATTGAGTACACAACAGATTAACCAAGGATACTTCTTGAAATTTAATGAAGCAGCTATATTAAGAGCTGATATGAAGACACAATCTGAATGCTTATCTACATATGTAAATAACGGTATATATACATCAAATGAAGCTAGAGAGATACTGGATATGCCTGCAAAAGAGGGTGGAGATAGACTTTTAGTAAATGGTAACTATATGCCAATTGATATGGCTGGAAAGCAATATATGAAAGGGGGTGAAGAAAATGCCGAAGAATAAAAAAGATAATTTAGAAAAAATATTAGAAATAAAAAATAGTACAAGTGATAGTGCAGATTTATATTTTTATGGAGATATAGTATCGAGTAGTTGGGGAGCATGGGAACAAGAGGACCAATACCCATTAGCAATACAAAATTTCTTAAAAGGTCAAGAGGGTAAGAACTTAAATATATATATTAACTCCGGTGGAGGGAGTGTATTTGCAGGTATGGCAATTTATAACATGTTAAAAAGGCATACTGGGTTTAAGACAGTTAGAGTTGATGGAGTAGCAGCGAGCATAGCAAGTATTATAGCATTAGCAGGTGATAAGATAATTATTCCAGCTAATGCTTTTTTTATGATACACAAACCGTGGGGTAGTGTTACTGGAGATGCAAATGAACTTCGAGAAAAAGCGGACTTACTAGATGCTATAGAAGAAACTGCACTTTCGATATATAAAGAAAATCTAAAAAATGAAGATGATCTAGAAGTTATAAAACAAATGGTGCAAGATGAAACTTGGTTAACAGGAGAAGAAGCTTCTAAATATTTTAATATAGAAGTTTCTGACTCTGTAGATGCAGTAGCTTGTAATGGCGATATTTTAGAAAAATATAATAAGACGCCAAGGAAAATAGGCGACGAAGAAAAAAACAGCAAAAATAATACAGAAAATCAAAAAGAATTAAAAAAACAAGAAATACTACAAAGGCTAAAAAACATTGGAGGGTAATCAATATGATAAAAAATAAAAAACTATTAAAATTAGCATCAAATAATGTGTTTATGAGCAAAGATACTAGAGAAATGAAGGCTACGATAGATGAAAATAAGCAAAAAATAAAAGATTTAGTAGCTGAAAATAAAGTAGATGAAGCTGATGCGCTTATGAATGATACTGAAAAATTACAAAAAATATATAATAAGCTAATAGCTTTAGAGGATGACGAAATAGACAATATAAATAATCAAATAAATAATGGAAAAGCTAAAAAAATAAATAAAATAGAAAATAAAGTAGTATACAATGGGGAATTATTCTGTAAAGCAATAGCTGATGCAGCACTTAGACAGAAAGGCCAAAAAGGGTTAGATTTAACTGACGAACAAAGAATGGCAATAACTGAATTCGTAGATGAAGATGGAGGATATGCAGTACCAGAGGATATTTCAGTAAAGATAAATAAGCGACTAAAAGATTATACTGATATATCAAACTTAGTAAGCTATGAAAAAGTTTATACTAGAAGTGGACAAAGAACATATGAAAAGAGACAAACTCAAACTGCATTAGGAAAACTTGGAGAATATGATGCCGCTAAACAAAGTTATGGAACAATAAGTGGAACAGATACACCTAAGTTAGAAAGAATTTCGTTTAAATTAGTTGATTTTGCAGGAATAATGACTATACCTAATGATATATTAAAATTTGGGGGACCTGACTTAGAAGGATATATAATAGATTGGTTAGTAGACAAGGTCAGAGTGACTAGAAATACACTTATATTAGAAGGGGATTCAGATGATAATATAGATGGTATATTTAGTGAAAGTTCAGGGTTTACTGTTGTAGAGTTAGCAGCTAAATCATCTATAAAGGATTTTAAAAAATTACTTAATGTAACTTTACCTAATGTATTTAAACCTACTTCGAAATGGATAGTTAATCAAGATGGATTTAACTTCTTAGATTCTTTAGAAGATGCAATGGGAAGACCGTATTTACAGCCAGATCCAAAAGAACCAACAAAATATAAATTCTTAGGAAAACAAGTTATAGAAATACCAAATGAGATATTAGTTACTAAAGAAGGGAAATCTCCAATAATAGTAGGAGATTTGAAGGAAGCATACAAAAGATTTGATGATGCTTCTTACCAACTAGCTACTACTAACATAGGTGCTGGTGCATTTGAAACTAATACAACTAAAACCAGAGTTATAATGAAGTTTGATGGTTCTATAATAGATGAAAACTCAATAGTAATAGCAAATTTAACTTTACCAACTGAAGTATAATGATAAATTTAAATGATATTAAAAATTATCTCAGACTAGATTCTGATGATGAAGATATTTGGATAGCAGAAATATTAATACCAGCAGTGAAGATATATCTACACAATGCTGGTATTAAATCAGAAAAAGCGAAAGAAAGCGAATTATATACATTAGCAGTTCAAATGCTTGTTTGTCATTGGTATGAGAATAGAGATGCTGTAGCTGCAGGAAGCACAACGAAGAAAATTGAATTTTCGTTAGCTAGTATAATAACTCAATTAAAATATTGTTATGAAAATGAGGAATAAATATTATGGATGCTGGATCAATGAGACACAGAATAGAAATTCAAGTATATTCAGATATCGAAAATGAAGTAGGAGAAATGACTAAAGGTTGGTCTACATATAAAAAATTGTGGGCGGAAAAAAAACAACTAAGAGGATCTAATACTTTTGAAGGCAATAAAGAAGGTATTGAATATACTTATAGGTTTAAAGTTAGATATAGAGAAGATTTAGATGAGAGTATGAGAATAGTGCATAAAGGGATTATATATGATATTAAGCATATTAATCCTATCAATGAATTAAATCTTTATGAGACTCATATAGATTGTGTACATCATAAGGAAGGTGTTTATAATGAGTAGTTATGATGTACGCGGTTTAGATGAGTATACAAATAAAATGCTTACTAAACTGAGTAAGGAATATCCTGAAAAAACAAAAAAATTTTTAGAATATCAAATAGGTCAGTGTAAAGCAGAGGCTGAATATAGGACCCCAAAGGGAAAGTCTAAAGGCCGTAAGAAAGGTAAACATTTAAAAGATAACTGGAAAACTAAAATTACAGTTAAAAATGGAAAAGCTCATGCTGTTTTAAGAAATGCATCTCCTCATGCTCATTTAATTGAAAATGGACATATAACAAAGAATGGTGGATGGTGGGAAGGTAAGCATATGCTTGAGAATACTATGACCCATAGGCAACCACAGATAGATAAGGCCATTGATAAATTAATAGATGAGGTATTTGATTTTTAGGAGAAAAATTATGATAAGTCTAGTTAGTATAAAAAAGGCTATTGTAAGTAAATTAAAAAAGTTAGGTATTAATGTAATATCAAGTGATATAAGAAGTGGGTTTAAAAAGCCTGCTTTTTTTGTTCAAATAATGCCTATATCTAATGATTCTTATGATGGGTACCAAGAAAGAATTATAACTGTAAATATCCATTATTTTTCGGAGGATAAGACTGATTTAGATAATTTAAAGATGGATGATAAGCTAAATAGCTTATTTGTTACAACTTTAAAGGTTGATGATAGAGTTTTAACTTTATATGAAAAGAGATCAGAGACTGATGATAATATTTTACAGTTTAAATTTGATTTAAGATTTACTGAATGTACTCCTATTCCTATTGATGAGGAAGTTGAAGAGTATGAAAATATGGAAGAATTATATATGACTTTATAAGCGAGGTGGAGATATGGGTTTACCACAAATTAATATAATATTTGAAGGTTTAGCAAATACTATAAAATTTAGAAGTGAAAGAGGTATTGTAGCTATCGTTATAAATGATGATGTTGCTAAAAATAACTCTTATGCATTTAAAAGGTTTGAAGATATAAAAGAGGGTACATTTTCTGAAAAGAATTTAGATTATCTGAGATTAGTATTTTTAGGTAATCCAAATAAAGTTTTAGTGGAGGTTATAAACTCTGAAAACTCTAGAACTTTAGATACAGTTTTAAAAGACTTAGAACTTAAAAAGTTTAATTGGTTTACTATGCCTGGAATACAAACTAGTGAAGTGAGTAAGGTTACAACTTGGATAAAAGCTAAGAGAAAACTAGGTAAAACATATAAAGCAATATTTGCAAATACTGAAGCCAATGACGAAGGTATAGTTAACTTTACAACTACTGGTATTAAAGTAGGAGAAAAGTCTTATACAACTACTGAGTATTGTGCAAGGTTAGCAGGTGTATTTGCTGGACTTTCTTTAACTAGAAGTGCAACTTATTTTGTTTTAGAAGATGTTACGGAAATAACTCAACATGATGATCCTGATACAGACATAGATGAAGGTAAGTTAATATTAATAAATGATGGATCTAAAATAAAGATAGGTCGAGGTGTAAATTCATTAACTACTGTATCTAAGCCTAAGACAGAAGACATGAAGAAAATAAAAATTGTAGAGGCTATGGATATGGTTAGAGACGATATACATACAACTTTTGAAGACCATTATGTTGGTCAAGTTCCTAATAATTATGATAATAAGATAATATTCTTATCATCTGTTAACCTTTATTTCTCTAGACTTCAAAAAGAGGAAATAATGGATAGAAGTTATGATTGTTATGCAGAAATAGATATTAATAAGCATGCGGAGATATTATCCGATAGAGGTATTGATATAGATACACTTTCAGAGCAACAAATAAAGGAAACTAATACAGGTTCAAATGTATACGCAACTGGTAAAGTTCAATTTGTCGATGCAATGGAAGATTTAGATTTAAAATTATTTATGTAGGAGGTGTTGTATATGTCATTAAGAGGTAATGAGCAAGTATCAGGTACTTTTGGAAAGTTTTATTGGAATGGACTATTAATAGCAGAAGTTGAAGCTTTTGAAGCTAAAGTAGTTGCTAAAAGAGAAGAAGTTCAAATAGATATGGATGTAGATTCTAAGATAAGTGGTTTTTCAGGAGAAGGTACATTTACTTTAAAAAAGTTTTTTACTAGGGGTAAAGATGAGATGCTTGAGGCTTGGAAAAAAGGAGAAGATCCAAGGGCTAAGTTTGTAAGTAAAGTCAAAGACCCTAATACTAAAGGGAAACAAGCAGAAGCTGTTACTATAGATAATGTTTGGTTTAACGAGTTAGTATTGATGCAATTTGAAAAAGGAACTCCATCTAAAGAAGAGTTCTCATTTGGATTTACTCCAAGTGATGCATCATTCGTTGATACTATAGCAGCTTAATTTAATTTAGGTAGCCATTTTTGGCTACCTTTTATATTTAAATAATAAATTTTAGGAGGAAGTCAAAATGGCTAATAAAAATGTTTTAACGCTTAAAGATATATTAAATAGAAAAGAGTATTTTAAGAATAAAAATAAGGAAACTAGAGAGTTATATATAAAAAGGTTAGATGCAAATATAGTTATATCTAAACCAGATATAGCATTATGCTCAGACATAGCAGATATGGACAATAACCATGATACGAATAAATATTTCATGTATGAAATAGTTGTAGAGCCTAATCTTAAAGATAGTAAATTACATGAAGAGTTTGGAGTTGCTGATCCGATAGATATAATAGATGAAATATTCGATCCAGGTGAAGTAAATATAATCTGTACTGAAGGAATGAAGTTTGCAGGATTTTATGATGGAGTAGAGGTTGTTGAAGATTTAAAAAACTAATTAAAAGCGATATGGAATTGTATATGTATAGCTATTACCTTAATAAAGGAATAGACTTAGATAAACTTATTAATTTAAGTTTTATTGAAAAACAATTCTATATCGCTAGTATTTGTGTAAATAAAGAGGAAGAAGTTAATAAATTTAGCCTCTAAAGGAGGTTGATTATGGCAAAGAAAAAACATATTAGTGCGGTAATATCACTTAAAGATAACTTTAGTGCAGGGCTTCGAGGAATTAGAAGAGAGCAAAATTCTTTTAGAAAAGAAGTTGCTCAAACTCGTAAGGCTATGGATGCTTTAAATAAAAAGAAGATGAATGTAAGACTTAATGCTACTCAAGCAAATAAAGCATTTAATGCACTTAAGAAAAATACTAAGTATATTGAAGCTAAGAAAAAACTAGTACAAGTTGTAGTTGCTAAAGATATGGCTATGGCTAAACTAAAGAAAATTCAATCAACTATGAAATCCTTAGGTAAAGCAGTTGCTAAGCCTATTGTTATGGGAAAAGATAAGGCTACATCAATGATAAAAGGGATTAGTAGTAAACTAGGAGCATTGGCAAAAGGAATAGCAATTCCACTTACTATAGCTACAGCAGGTGCGGGAATGGCTCTTAAAGGCGGTATGGAGTTAGAGCAACAACAAATAAGTATGAGGCACTTTATGGGAGTTGGGAATGCAGGAAAATCAGATAAAGAACTTGATTCTATGAGTGCAAAATATTTAAAAGACTTAAGAAATAATGCAAATGCAACTCCTTTTGAGACAGGAGAAGTAATAAGTGCTGGGACACGAGCATTACAAATAGCAGGTGGTAACGCAAAAGAAGCTATGAATATGGTTACACTTGCCGAGGATATGGCAGCTTAAATTTAAGGTTGCCTAGTATAGAAATATACTATAAAAACAACCCTGAGAATTCGGAGAAAATCTTTTTATATAATAATGGCATTGAATCCTGGAAATAAGATATAATATTATTATCAAGTTGTAAGGAGATAATTAAATGCCTAAAATTAAGTTAATTTGTGTAGTTTGTGGAAATGAATATGAAAAATATCCAAGCCAAGCAACTAGAAGTAAATGTTGCAGTAGAGCATGTGCTCAAAAATATGCAGCTAATAGTGATGCTAAAAAAACAGGAGAGAATAGACTTTGTTTAATGTGTGGTAATAATCATTATATAAATAAATATACAGCTAATAATAAGAATAAAGTCAGTAAATTTTGTAGTAAAGCATGTAAGGACAAGTATCATTCTATAAATGATGTAGGCGAAAAAAGTAATTTATATAAAAATGGAAAATATCAAGGTAGAGGGGCTAACTGGTATAAACAAAGAGAGTTAGTTAGAAAAAGAGATAACTATATATGCCAAATATGTGGTTGTACTCCCAAAAAGAAATTAACCGTACATCATATAAAACCTTTTGATACTTTTAACAATTACTTAGAAGCTAATAAATTAGAAAATTTAATTGGACTATGTGAAGGTTGTCATACATCAGTACACAATGAAGCTAAAAAACTTAATGAAACAAAAAATACTGATTATATAATAAGACAACTCCGAGCCGAGCATAACTAGAAATGGTTATGAAGGTGTAACGACTAGAACGGAAGCCTAAGTATACTAGACACTTTATTAGTGTCTTTTTTTATATGGTGATGTAGTTCACTTTATACGAGTAATTGTATAAAGAAGCACAGGGCATCTTAACAAGTGATGTTGAAGATGAAGATATAGTCTGAACACTATGGTGACATAGTGAGGTAGGTAGAAATATCCTATCCCATCATATTTATGATGCGTAACAAAATGTTAAATCCAGGTAAAACAGTTGGAGATGCTATGGAAGCCATAGCTGATATGAACATTGGTGAAATGGCGAGATTGACTGAATTCGGTGTAAAAGCTAGTAGTAAAGATGATCCTAAGGAAGTACAAAAGCAATTAGAGACTATGTATGCTGGTGGAGCAGGTAAACTTGCGGATAGTGGATCAGGTTTATTATCAACTATAACTGGTAAGTTAAAGTCTAATATAGCTGACATTGGACAAAGTATGTTAGAACCTTTAAAGCCTGTTATGAGTAATGTTATAGAATTTATCAATCAAGTTACTCCTAAGATGCTTGAGTTTGGAAATAAGATAGGTGAAGGTTTAGGCAAAGGTATAACTTGGATTACTGAAAATATGCCGACTATACAACCTATATTTTCTAATATATTTGGAGCTATTCAAACTGTTGTTACTACAGTAACGCCTATAATAGGTCAAGCATTAGTTGCCTTAGGTCCTGTATTTACAGGGTTATTATCTGTAGCTGGTGTTGCTATGAAAGGTATAAGTGGAGTTGTTCAAGCTGTAGCGCCTATTGTTAGTAGCCTTATTAATGCTTTGAAACCTGTATTTAAAAATGTTGGAAGTTCTTTAGAAAGTATGGGTAAAATATTTAAAAGCGTATTTGATGGTATAAAAAATGTTGTTGAAAAGGCTTATAACTTTGTAAAACCTTTAATTGATGGTATAGGTAATGCAGTTAGTGGTATTAGTGGAGCTGTTAGTTCAGGTCTTGGATGGATTGCTAATAAAATAGGTGGAAATGCAACTGGTACTAAATACTGGCGCGGTGGTTTATCTGTTGTAGGTGAGCATGGTCCTGAATTAGTTCAAATGCCAAGCGGTAGTAAAGTTTATACTAATACTGAAACTAATTCTATACTTAATTCAGATAAACAAGGAAGACAAAGTACTAATACAGGTACTACAGTTGACCGCTCTATTACTATAGCTAAGATTGCAGATACAATAGTAGTTAGAGAAGAATCTGATATAGATAAAATAGCTAATGCTATAGTATCAAAGTTACAACAAAGAAGAGTTGCATTTGGAGGGTAATATATGGAGATATGGCTAAAATTAGATGATAAAAATGTTAAAGATTTTAGATTCCCTGTAGTTCCTAATGATTATGACTTTGAAGCATCTAATATTATTAATTCTAGTAACATTACTAAATTAGGTGAGGTTCCTTTTTATGGTGGAGATAATACATCTCCATTGGAAATAAGTAGTTTTTTTCCTTCTAAAAATTATTCATTTTGTCAGTATTCAGATTTTCCTCAACCGCTTGAATGTGTCGCTTACATAAAAAAATTAATGAAAGAGAAAAAAATACCAAGACTTATATATACGGATACCGATATAAATGTACCTGTACTTATTGAAAGTTTTAATTACGGAAGAAAAGATGGTACCCAAGATATATATTTTACACTTAAATTCAAAGAATATAGAAAAATAGAAGTACCTGAAATAGGTCAAAGCAATTCAACTCAAAATAATCAAAGACCTAGTAATGATAAAAATACCAATATTCAACAAACTCATATAGTTAAAAAAGGAGACAATTTATGGGATATATCTCAAAAGTATCTCGGGAAAGGTAGTTTATATAAAAAAATAAAAGAAGCTAATTGGAATACATATCCATCATTGAAGAAAAACAACATCATATATTCTAACTGGAAGTTAGTTATACCAAAGGTGTAAGAAGGTGCAATCATGACAGATAATATTAAGATATGTTTAGTAAAAAAAGATAAACAATATGATATTACAAATATATTAGAAAAGGTCCAGTGGAGTGGCGACTATAAAAGTGTTGCTAGGAAACTGGATTTTTCGATTTTAACTAGAGTAACTGATATAAGTGTTTCAGTTGGTGATTTTATTCTATTTTATGTAAATAATGAAAAAGTATTTAAAGGGATTGTATGGGATACTTCTGTAGGTTCTGGTGGAAATAATATGAGTATATTAGCTTATGACAATGGGGTTTATTTACTAAAAAATAATTTAGCGTATAATTTCAAGAATACTAAAGCAGAAAATATAGCATCTAAGGTATGTGCTGATCTAGGGATTGCAGTTGGCAATATAATTAGTACAGGTATTAGTATAACTAAATTATTTCTAGGTGTGAGCGCTTATGAAATTATTATGACAGCTTATACTGAAGCATCGAAAAAAACAGGTAAAAAGTATATGTGTTACATAAAAGATGATAAATTATATGTTGAGGAAAAAGGTAAAGTAAAACTAAATATAGGCTTTGAAGAGGGTAAAAACTTAATTGAAAGTAACGCTAAAACTACTTTAGAAAATATGGTAAATAAAGTTGTTATAGTGGATGATAAAGGCAATAAAAAAGAAGAAGTTAAGAATGACGAATGGATAAAACTATATGGACTTGTTCAAGATGTAGTTCAAGTACAAGATGGGAAAGATGCAAAAACTGAAGCACAAAACAAATTAAAAGGTGTAGAAAAGACACATACATTAAGTGGTTATGGTGATACTAGCTGTTTAACTGGATATGGAGTTATGGTACAAGATAGTTATACTAAGATGAATGGTTTATTTTATATTGATACAGACAGTCATTCCTGGGATAATGGTGAATATAAAATAGATTTAGAAATATCATTGCAAAATATAATGAATGAAGTATCGGCTGGACAAGAAGAAAGTGAAGATAGCTCAAGTAGTACTACTACATCTTCATCTAGTAATAGTATTTCTAATAATGGTACAGTTAATAAAGTTATTAGTCTTGCAAAAGGCAAGGTAGGCAATAGATATGTTTGGGGAGCTACAGGACCTAATACATTTGACTGTTCAGGCTTTACACAATGGCTATATAAACAAGTTGGTATTAGTATTCCAAGGGTATCTAAAGACCAAAGTAAATATGGAAAGTCGGTAAGTAGAAGTAATTTACAGCCTGGAGATTTATTATTCTTTAATACTAGTGGCAGTGGAGTAAGTCATGTTGGTTTATATATAGGTAATGGACAGATGATTCACGCTGCTAATAGTAAAAAAGGTGTAAGGCATGACAGTATAACTTCAGGATATTATTATAATAAATTTACTAATGCAAGGAGGGTATTATAATGAATGATCCTTATAATCAAATATTAAGTTTAATGAGAGAGGAAGGATCATTTCATAATGAACCTCCTTTTTTTATTGGAGAAGTTATATCTCCATTACCTAATTTGAAAATTAAAGTTAATGATATTGATTTAGATAAAAATAATTTAAAAATTGATAAATGGTTACTTGATAGAGCAACAGAGACATTCACAGATTTTGATGAAGGTAGTCATAGTCATGGAAATGCTACGGGAGATGGTAGTCATAAACATGAGATGAGAGAACCACTTAAAAATACTTTAGATATAGGCGATAGTGTTATTATGCTTAGAAATAAAAATGAATTTATTATAATTTCAAAGGTGGTGAGTCTATGAGTATATTTCCTTTTATGAATATTGAAGATATTGAGGTTAATATCGAAAATAATAGCGATGAACTACCTATGTATTATGAAGTAGGATGGAATTATCTTAAAGATGAACCACTTATAAAAAATAATGAGTTCGTTATTGTTGAAGGTAATGAGGCTATTAAAGTATGGATATATAAGGCTATCAAAACAGTAAGATATCAGCACCCTATTTACAGTTGGGACTATGGTTGCGAGATTGATAACCTTATAGGTCAAAAATATACAAAAGGACTTACTAAGAGTGAGGCTGAACGATATATAAAAGAAGCTATTCTAATTAATCCATACATTACTGACGTAAAAATAATTGATATTAACTTCAATACAGATATTCTATCTGTATCTATTCAAGTCAATACAATATATGGGGAGGTTAGTGTAGATGTATAAAGATCATACATATGAAGTCATAAAAAGTAGAATGATGGATAATATGAATTTAAAAGTTGATAAGCGGGAAGGTTCGTTTATTAATAATATGAGTAGTGGAATTGCAATGGAGCAAGCTAAAAGTCATATGAGAATGGATGATATATTATCATTAGGGTTTATAGAAACTACTTTTAATGAGTATTTAGATTTAAGAGTTGGAGAATCTGGTATTTATAGAAAACAGGGCAAAAAAGCTATTGGAGCTGTTAAGATTGTAGGTAAAGAAGGTACTGTTATAGAAAATGGTACTATTTTTTTATGCAATGATTTAAAGTTTGTAATGCTTAATGATGTTGTTTTAGGTCAAGACGACATATGCCATTTAGAGGCTTTGGAAGTAGGTAAAAGGTATAATGTATTGGCTAATTCTATATTTACTTTGCAAGAAAAAATAGATGATATAGAAAATATTACAAATACTGAAGATTTCACAGGTGGAATTGATATTGAAACTGATGATGAATTAAGAGAAAGATATAATAGTTTTATGGATGACCCTCCAACTAGTGGTAATGCAGCTCACTATAGATTATGGGCAACTGAAGTTGATGGAGTTGACAGGGCTATAGTAACCCCTAGATGGGATAAGAACAACGGTAAAAATGGTAATGGTACAGTTAAAGTTATGATTATAGGTAAGGATAATACACCCGTTAGTGAAGATGTAATAAATGAATGTATAAGACACATCGAAGAAGAGAGGCCTATATCTGAAACTATAGTTACTGTAGTTACACCAAGTTTATTAAATATAACTATAACTGCTTCTATTGAAGTATCAGAAGGATATGACATAGAAAGTATAAAAGATGATTTTGGGGATAAGGTCGAGGAATACATAAAAGATATAACTAGTGAGCTAGTATATGCTAAATTATATGGACTTATGGCTAATACATTAGGTGTAGAGGATATTATAGACTTTAAGATTAATGATAGTAACTCAAATATAACTATTGCAGAAGATAAAATAATTAATATATCTGATATACAACTAAGTGAGGTGATATAGGTGAATTTACTATCTAATTTGCCTTCGTTTGATAATAACCATATTGTAGAATCAATTCAACATGCTTATGGAATTGAGGCGGATATTTTAAATAAGGAAATTGATGATGTTATAAATCAATTTTTTATAGATAGAGCAACCTGGGGACTAGATTTATGGGAGCGAATGTATAGAATAAAGCAAAATAATTTAGATATACAAACTAGACGTGAAAATATAAAGGCTAAGAGAAGAAGTAAAGGTACTACTAGTAAAAAGGCTATTAAGAATATATGTGAAGCCTATAGCAACGGTGAAGTTGAAGTTGTTATGCATAATGATGAGTTAGCCTTTGAGATTATATTTATTGGTAGTATAGGTATTCCTGCTGGATTTGAGGAAATGGATAAGACTATTGAGAAGATTAAACCTTGTCATTTAGGTCATAGATACACATTTACTTATAATAATCATGGAAATTTATCGAATTTCACGCATGAAGAATTATCTAAGTATACTCATGAAGAACTAAGGAATGCTCCAGAATTGAGAGGTGGTAAATAATGGCTACTAAATATTTAAAAAACAATGAAGGATTAGTTAGAGCGGTGACTACTGATAATTTACAGTTAGAAAAGCCTCTTACTAATGAAAACTATGATGTAAATGTATTTAATAGAAATATGGATAAGGTTGATGCAGCTATCCAGGAAGTAAAAGGTAAGGTAGATGGATTAGAATTAACTGCTCAAAGAGTAAGTATTGCAGATCCTACTAATAAGTTTAAAGCTACTAATGTAGAAGATGCTCTTTTGGAGAATAAAACAAGTATTTTATTATTACAAGAAGAACTAGGAACAAATAAAATCATTTTAGAATCTAATATAAATAGTATAAGAGAGGTGTTGTAATATGGCAA